CTACATAATGCGAGTCACTTTGGCATCGGACTTTGGCCGATCCTTCCGCCATTCCATGTACTCGGTCATGTCGAGATATTTCTTGCCGGCTGCCCATTTTTCATCCTGTTCCATCAATAGAGCACCAATAAGACGAATCACGGATTCACGGTTTGGGAAGATGCGAATGACACGTTCCCGGCGTCTAACCTCTTCGTTGAGACGCTCAACGCTATTTGTCGTGCGCAGCCGTTTTCGGTAACGCTCTGGCAGCATTAAGACGGCGGTAGCATCGTCAAATCCGCTTTCCAGCACGCCCATCGCCTTACCCGCCTTATCTTCATAAGCCGCTAAGGTCTGTTTTAATAAAAACCTTGCCGTTCCAGTATCAGGAGCATCTAGAATCGACCGTAGACGGCCATGGATCTCATCCTTCAAGGCTTTGGGTGAGGCTTCTAATACATTTCGCGTGAAGTGAGTCTGGCATCGCTGCCATGTTACCCCTTGCAGCAGCAGCCGTACCGCGCGTACAAGGCCGCCATGATCGTCGGAGGTAATGAGATCCACACCTCGTAATCCACGTCCTTTTAGAGAGCTGAAAAACTCACTCCAGCTTGCTTCAGATTCTGTGTCACCCAGCATCAGGCCAAGGACTTCACGATAGCCCTCGGTGTTTACACCAATGGCAATCATGATGCCTCGTGAGCGTACACGACCGTCTTCACGGACCTTGAGATACATCGCATCTACGAGAACAAACGGAAAGAGGCTGTCTGCCAGGCTTCGATTATTCCAAGCAGTTACGATGGGATCCAGCCGCTTACAAAGGTCTGAAACAGTGGATTTAGAAAACTCGGTTCCGCAGAGTTCTTCGGTTACTTGCGAGACTTTACGCGTAGAGACGCCGTTTACGACCATTTCCATCATCGCTAAGATTAACGCTTGTTCACTTCTCTGGTAACGACTAAAGAGCTCTGTCGTGAACTTCCCGCCACGGATGCGCGGAACACTTAGTGTAATGGTTCCCACCCGCGTATGCAGCCCATGTGGATACGATCCATTCCGGTACGTTTTTCGATTCTCTGTTCGTTCATAACGATCTGCTTCCACTTGTTCACTCACCTGTGCTTGTAAGACTTGGTTCAGTACAGACTCGAGCAGCTTGGCTACACCCGCATCCTGAGAATTTCCCAAAAATAGTTGATGCAAAAGCTGCGAATCTACGTTAATCTGGTATTGAGCCATTTCATAACACCTCGTATATTTAGAATTTTGTGTCCCAACATTATTCTAACTGAGGGCTATGAATATGGCTCCTTTCATTTTTTGGAACCTAGCTTTTTACACAATTATACGGACTCAACTCCTACTTTAAGCAGGTTAAATCTTGTCAGCAGAGATAAAGTATGTTACCATTCTATTTGTGAAGGTGAAGGTGCGCATGGACATTTTCCAATGTTCATAAAAAGAGATCCACGAAGGTAAATAATTACCAACGTGGCTCTCTTTTTCTTTAGGGGAATGTTCGTAAGATTCATAGAAGAAAGGATACACGGTATGCTGAAAAAAATATTTTGGACTTTATTGATTCTTATTTTGCTTATTATCCTTATTGGAGCAGGCATTTATTGGTACGTGAAACCCCAAAAAGAGCTGGACCTTCGTTATCAGGACATTTTTCTGAAATCTAAAATAATAGATATGGTCAAAGATTTAAACACAGAACTTGTATTATCAAGTGATGAAATTAACCAATTGGCAAAAAAGGAGATTGCAAAACTTCCGAATGTAAGACCTGATGTCAGAATAACCGGGGCTGATTTCAAGCTGAACGGAAATGAACTGGAAGGAGACATTAATCTGCTCTATAAAGATACTATTCCCGCAGGTATAAATATCTGGTATACAATGGAATGGCAAGACGGTACTTTAAAACTCATTCCTAAAGACGCAAAAATTCGCAGCATTCATCTTCCGCTAAGTTCTGTTAAACTCCCGTCTATGTCCATCGGACCGAATGGCCATCTTCTGGAATTCGTTAAGGTAAAGCATGTTACGTTTGAGAACCAGGGTATAAAAATTACGTTCAAATTAAATAAACTGTTTTAACCATAGTTAAATTAGAACAGGCAGGACTTCCGTCCTGTCGACAGTCTGAGAGCCTTGAGGTACTTCCTCAAAGGCTCTTTCTGTAATGGTGCTTTACCATCCATATTGTACTTAAGTAAGGTTTCTACTGGTTGCAAAAACAAGGGTTTTTGGGTGAGATGGTTGCAAAGAGCTTTTGTCAAGAGTTTTTTTAATCTTTCTTTAGCAATTTCTCAAGAGTCCAACATAATAACTACGAATATCTTCATCATCAATAACATTTCTTGAAGATTCATACGGCTGTAACCGGTTCCTAGCATTTTTCCAAGGATCTTCTTGACGTGTTAAATACTCTAATTGGCTACCATCCAGATGTCCGTATGATTCGTATACTTCTTCAATTATTTCCCTTACTCGTTCATTTTTCATAATGGAATTTGGGTAATTGATTTCCTGAGGTATCTCTTGCCAACCATATTCTCGATATTCAGTATACAGTTGAGGATTCACAGGTCCATGAACCCAAGCCTCAAAATTGTCATCAAACAACTTTTTCTCATAAATAGCAAGATAAAAAGAGTAGGCATAGTAGCATAGCTTTTGCAACTTTTTTGGAGTCATTGATTCCAAGCGAAGAAATGCTTTTGCCACATCATGGACGGTTGGTTCCTGAATTGTTTTTGCTCTTTCTTCTGTTTGTATCATTTTCACTCACCTTCTTGAAGAAAAAATTTTTTTTCATGGATTACCACCACTTACTCATTTACCCTTCCCACCTCTTTATGCTTTTGCAACCATTCTGCTATAATGTACCCGTTTTTGCAACCAGATCGCTTGTGTCAAAGAACAATAAAAACTGCAATGGAACTTCATAAGATGTATTCATACTTCTGTAGCTTAGGAATAGATGAGAGGGGATATAGGGGAAGTACAATAATATGGATAGTACGGTGGTTAAGTTGAAAATATGCCTTGCCAGTATATCCAGCAGGGCATATTCCTTATCTTTTAAAATTTATCTGAATGATTTTAGCCGTATCATTCTCATTCTGGAGTAAGTATCCAGGTTCTAAATTAGCAAAAACCTCTATTTCTTCATAAGGTAGGCATATCTCGTTAACAACAGCTTGCTTAGTCTTAATTTTATGATTCACTAAAGCTTCAATTGCTTGTTTAAGTGCTGAAGGCTCTTCGAAAGGTAGTTCATTTCCTCCATCTAAAGGTTCCTTAATTAATTGATTATTTTTCGCTAATTTCTTTCTTATTATAAATATGCTGATGTTCACTGAGGATACCTAACGAGTTAGCCCTATATGCCATAGCTTGAATGGATACTTTCCAACGCTTTTTTAATGAGATAAAATGTTCGATTGCCGTTGATACTATCTCGCTACCGAAACTGGGAGCAGGTAATAAAAATGCGCTCGCAAATCGATGATCCTCTTTTTCTATTAGCTTGTAGTTTTCTTTTTTATTAAACTCGCTTTTTTTTAATTTCGAATACAATATGAGGTGACCAAGTTCATGGGCAATATCGAATCTAGACCTTGAAGATGTTTTATCGTTGCTTAAAAGAACATATGGCCGCTCATCTGGCTCCCAAATTGAACAAGCATCGATTTTATATGAAGAAGAAGGAGCCCGAGATACAATGATGCCAGCTTTTTCTAAAAGCAACACCACATTACTGATTGAGCCATTCCCCAAATTCCAGAGTTTTCGAACTTCCATAGCAATCTGATCGATCTCTTCAAAAGGGGTTGGGTAATATTCTTGTCTTGTTATAAACTGCGGAACATTCAATTTTGGAAAATTGAAATATTGTTCCAGGTATTTATGAATTTCCTTAATCCAACTAATCTTATGAAGATGGATGTTCTTTGATTTTCGAGTAGCCATTGCCATACTTCTAAAATAAATGACACCATCAACTTTCTTAGGATAACTTTTATAAAAGTAGGTGACAGGAACATGTAATGCATCAGAAAGCTTCTCAAGTGTATCATGATTCGGGGTAGCTTTTTCTTTTTCATATTTAGATATTGCCTGATGTGATATTTCAACGATGTTCGCTAGATCCGTTAAAGTAAACCCCCTAGCTTCTCTGGCCTCAATAAGACGAAGTTGAGTCCGTATAATTGTGTAAAAAGCTAGGTTCCAAAAAATGAAAGGAGCCATATTCATAGCCCTCAGTTAGAATAATGTTGGGACACAAAATTCTAAATATACGAGGTGTTATGAAATGGCTCAATACCAGATTAACGTAGATTCGCAGCTTTTGCATCAACTATTTTTGGGAAATTCTCAGGATGCGGGTGTAGCCAAGCTGCTCGAGTCTGTACTGAACCAAGTCTTACAAGCACAGGTGAGTGAACAAGTGGAAGCAGATCGTTATGAACGAACAGAGAATCGAAAAGCGTACCGGAATGGATCGTATCCACATGGGCTGCATACGCGGGTGGGAACCATTACACTAAGTGTTCCGCGCATCCGTGGCGGGAAGTTCACGACAGAGCTCTTTAGTCGTTACCAGAGAAGTGAACAAGCGTTAATCTTAGCGATGATGGAAATGGTCGTAAACGGCGTCTCTACGCGTAAAGTCTCGCAAGTAACCGAAGAACTCTGCGGAACCGAGTTTTCTAAATCCACTGTTTCAGACCTTTGTAAGCGGCTGGATCCCATCGTAACTGCTTGGAATAATCGAAGCCTGGCAGACAGCCTCTTTCCGTTTGTTCTCGTAGATGCGATGTATCTCAAGGTCCGTGAAGACGGTCGTGTACGCTCACGAGGCATCATGATTGCCATTGGTGTAAACACCGAGGGCTATCGTGAAGTCCTTGGCCTGATGCTGGGTGACACAGAATCTGAAGCAAGCTGGAGTGAGTTTTTCAGCTCTCTAAAAGGACGTGGATTACGAGGTGTGGATCTCATTACCTCCGACGATCATGGCGGCCTTGTACGCGCGGTACGGCAGCAGCTGCAAGGGGTAACATGGCAGCGATGCCAGACTCACTTCACGCGAAATGTATTAGAAGCCTCACCCAAAGCCTTGAAGGATGAGATCCATGGCCGTCTACGGTCGATTCTAGATGCTCCTGATACTGGAACGGCAAGGTTTTTATTAAAACAGACCTTAGCGGCTTATGAAGATAAGGCGGGTAAGGCGATGGGCGTGCTGGAAAGCGGATTTGACGATGCTACCGCCGTCTTAATGCTGCCAGAGCGTTACCGAAAACGGCTGCGCACGACAAATAGCGTTGAGCGTCTCAACGAAGAGGTTAGACGCCGGGAACGTGTCATTCGCATCTTCCCAAACCGTGAATCCGTGATTCGTCTTATTGGTGCTCTATTGATGGAACAGGATGAAAAATGGGCAGCCGGCAAGAAATATCTCGACATGACCGAGTACATGGAATGGCGGAAGGATCGGCCAAAGTCCGATGCCAAAGTGACTCGCATTATGTAGCACAGTCTAGCTGAGGGAATTTACACACAAATTTGGACTTGATCACAAAATGCATTTTACTGTATTTCATTTTAGAATCCTTCTCAAAAACCCAACGTCTAGAGCCAATATTTTCAAATCTTGTCTTTTTGAAAAATGTGTCCGGAATGTATGTTTTCGCTAGAAAATCTTCGTTAAGCCTTAATGTCAGAACTATTTCGTCCATTCTGTTCTCTTCTGGTATTTCTTTAATGTGTCCCTGTATCTCTTCTAATTGTCTTTTTATTCTATTTTTAGCTTCATCATAACTTCTTGGATATGGCTTTTCACCCCCCCTCATCTTTTTTTTAATCGGTTCAATCATTTGCTCACCATTACCTAAAATAGGTAGGTAATCTCTTTTTTGTTTGTCGGTCATGTTTATCCCCTTTCCAAAATTATTTTTTAATCGACTTCTTCAAATGATGATTGACCGTAGATGGACTGATTCCTAACAAAGTTGCTATTTTGGCTTGGGACAACTTACCCCCGTATGTTTCTTTGAGCGCAGTTGTCATAACTTTATTAAAACTTGAATTATCTCCACTATGTGTTTCTTTAAGTCGTGTTATGAGTGACTTTATAGGATCAGATTCTTCCACAATAACTTGACGCAACACATGGTCGCAAATTTGTTTAATATCTGAAGGGCTAATTTGTTGAATAACTTTTGCAACAGCTCTTATAAGTGAATCTTCGATTTCAACAATTTCTTTATTAAGATAAAACTTCCATAGTTGAAACCTTTGCTCCTCATTCGGAAATGGTATTTCTATTTTCAAGTCAAACCGTCTCCAAATAGCTTTATCTAGGAACTCCGGATGATTCGTTGCACCAACAATGATGGAATGTGCCGGCCACTCCTCCAACTCCTTCAACAGAACATTAACAATTCTTTTCAACTCCCCTAAATCAGAAGGATCATCTCTTCTTTTTGCAACAGCATCAAATTCATCAAGGAGAAGAATAGATGGACTATTTTTCCCGTAATCTAGAATTTTTTTTAAATTTTGACCTGTTTTGCCCAAATAACTCGAGATTGCCGATGATAAATCTAAAGTAATTAAAGGTAAAGACAGACAATGTGCTACATATTTAGTCAATAAAGTTTTTCCAACTCCAGGTGGCCCGTAAAACAGTATACTATTTGGTGGTTTAATACCATTAGCTATTAGCTTTGTCATAAGCTCTCTTTCTTTTAAAAAACGTCGAATGGACTTATCAATCTGTTCGTTTAAAATAACAGTTTGATCAAAAGTTGAGTAGTCACTTATCTTTACTAAAGACATAAAAGAATCCTTATCGACAGGAGGAGGCTCAATACCCATTGATCTTGTTAAAGGAGCTCCAGCATTATAAGTTGTAATAATTTCAGCCAGCTCTGAAGATAAAAGTGGATTTTCTTTTTTTATCTTCCTAATGATCGACAGAACCGACAATTCAACAGTTCTTTTATCACCGTCAAGTGAAGCTCTAATAAGGGATGGTAATTGCTTCAAAACAGCATTCATTCGATTTCACCATTTCCTTCCTCGTTTATCGAATGGTTTAATTATATATAATATAAATGTTCTTGGTCAAGTTTATTCGATTCCTCTGCTATAAAAAAATAATTCGAATGAAATCTAAATTAATCGAAGTCATCACCATCCCAAAAAAGACTGAATGAAGAATTCATAAGATATCTTTCAAAGGTGGATCAAAACAAAATACTTGTGCTTAGACTTAGCGCAAAATAACCCGCAAGCCAAAGTGATATGTTCCCCTTCATTCATCTGTCTACCTAAAGGGGAGCATATCAAAGCCCGCGGGTTTAACTATGTTTATTGTTCTTTCTTTACTGCACTCTTACCAGCACTATATAGCCCGCATGAAGTAAGACCAGAAATAATACCAAACATAACGCTCGTCTTCACATCACCTGGGAAGTAAACAACGCCTGCTATGATGCCCAGGATAACGGACAGAACGGGATCCAAACGAACGGGTAACCCCATCCTTTTCGATATTTCTACAAAACCCACGATAACAGCAACCAGTAAAGCATCTGTAATTTCTATATTCATAGCGTCCTCCCCTTATTCCACAAGTTCATAAGTCTCAGTGAAAATATCCGGCTTGCATGGATAGTACTCTCCCTTAACGCCTCGAATGATGTAATCACCTGGGCAGACGATGTGATGCCCCTCTAACGTTTTACATTGTCCATGCATAGATATGGAATTTCCACATACTCTACAAATATTTTTGCAAACCCCGTCATGATCAAGTTCCCGTATTTGGGCATCAGGCACATCTCCCGCCTTCCACCACCGACCTGCCGATACTACAACAGGCTTTTTACGATACTTTTTCATTGCATCCTCCTAATCGTTTATGGTGACCTGCACCACCGTACTTTTCCTGACGTGTCTCTATCAGTGCGACCGTCTCGATTTGACCATTTACCCGACTTGGTTAAGCCAAACATAAACCAATTATCAGCTTTGTATATGATTCCTTCGTGTCCCTGCCCGGTACTCGAATAAGCGACTAGTCCCTTTACATCAGGAAAGTGTTTACGGATGTACTTCCTCGCAAGCGAGAGAGCCTTAGATTCTGCGTTTGGAATCGTATCATCAATGAGGTACATTCTTGTGAGTTCGAGCAAAGATGTCTGTTCCAAGTTTCTTGCAACGGGTCGCCCCCACATCATTGCCCCTATTCGATTCCCCTGATCGTCCAGAATCCATAAGCGCAGCCTTGCTCCAGCTGGTGTGGATTTCAAATAGTGTCGTCCTGCAATCCACTTATCGAGTTTAGTCGAATGGCTCACCTCCAACGATATCCGGTTTTTCATAGCCATCTACCTTATAAGCCCACTCACCAAAATGTGGTTATTGAGCCATACCAATTCATCAACAGTAAGGGTGTGGTTTTCGATCTTAACCATCCAACCCCAATCAGTAAACTTCCCTGCATTCCAGGCTAACCCCATATTGTCAAAAAGCTGTTTCCACTGCCAGTCTTCCAGTTGTAAGGTTCTATTCATGTCGTCTTCCTCTCCTTCATATGCTTGTTTAATTCGCTCTATAAAGCTTGGCACTCTTCCCTCATCTAACATTCTGTGCGGACAGTATTTACCACTCCAATGCTGGTGCGGAACCACATTTCCAATAGGAATACAAAACTGTTTCATAAGCTGAGCAATGATAATAGCCGCATTATCTTCTGCTTTGTAATATCGGCCGCCGCCGGACTTGGAATAGCAAATTTCTACGCCAATGGATTGACGGTTTCCTGTTCCGTTCCCATCACCGCAATGCCAGGCATTTCGATCAAAAGGAATGCCCTGAACAGCTTCCATATCGTCCACAGCAACGTGGAACGAAACCTCATTATTATTCCCGATCATATAACGGATCTCATTTTCTGCAGGCGCATCATTAGCCGTATTGTGAAACGTAATATATTTTGGTGTCATCTTGTTTGGGCATTTAACGCCATATTTACTTGGGTCTACTAGCATTTCTCTGATTTCCATCATTGGGCTTCTCCTTCCCCAGGTTTTCCTTTTAGAATCCCTTTAATCTCGGCAATATCACTTGAAAGAAGGCTAAAAGACTTTGCTTGCTCTCGGATAACTTCCTGGTTCTCGCTAATGGTCTTTTGATACTCCTTCTCCCGCACTTCATTTTTCTTCATCGTTGTAAACAGCAGCCAGATAAACAAAGCGCCAAATATCCCGGTATTTAGCGCTGTATTAAAGATTTGGTCTTCCATAGTCCCCTCCTGTTTTTTCGCATAAAAAATGCGCCTTATTTTTTGGCGCTAACTGATTCCTCTTCCATTTTCTCAAGCTTCTTTCCAACCTCTTCCCGCAGATTGTACAGATCCGGAACAACGCTATATGGATGTACTCCAGTCACTACGGCTCTACACCAAACGTCCACACAGATACTATCTTCATTAAACATCTTTCTTAGCACCTCCTAAAGCAAACGTGAGCTCCATGATGGCTTTGTCCATATCTTCCTTTTGCTTGTTTAGAGCTTCTTCCAGGTCACGAATTCGCTGCTCAGGCACTGGAGAATCTGGATGGCTTTCGGAGTTCTCCTGCTCCTCACGCTCTTTTACAATATGGTCAAATACCTTTTGGGCTTTTACCTCTAAGCTGTCGTTCTTGTCAAAGAGGTTGCCACCAGCGTTCGCGTTAATGATTTGAATGTCTTCAATTCGCGTGATCCTGCCGTTTTCGATAATGAGAATCAGGTCTGCATCCTCCCAATGCGGATTAGATTCTAATACTTTCTTCGCAGGAACTCCGTTAATGCTTTCTTTTTTGTCCCAAATGATATATTCCATGCTTACATCCTCCTAGTTCAGAATTCTTGTCCACGTTTGACCATTGCCAAAATAAATGGGCTTATAGACCAATTCCGCCAACTTGTTAAAGTAATAGGCAGAATTAAATTGTATCCGTTGGCTGTACTTAATGCCTAATTTTGTTTTATTAGGGATATTTACATCCTTTGCTGTCCCGTTTTTAAATACCAAGGAGTTAGAAGGATACCGTTCTGGTGTAATACTATAGATCTCTAGTTTGCTTAGATAACTATTACCACCCCAACCACCTATTGTATAGATTCTACCCCCCACTGCGCTTGAGGTTAGAGAACCCCTTCCAGTTGGCATGTTTGCGCCCTTTGTCCATGTATTTGTGGTTGTGTCGTAAATCTCTAATTCTTTGTGAACAATAGATCCACCTATTACATAGATTTTATTTCCTACCGCACTTGAGGTTAGATAAGTCCTCCCCGTTGGCATGTCTTTGCCCTTTGTCCATGTGTTTGTGGTTACGTCGTAAATTTCTAGTTTGTTAGGATTACCTCCACCCCTATTATGGCCGCCTATTGCATAAATTCTATTCCCTACCACACCTGACGTTAGAGCATACCTTCCAGTTGGCATGTTTGCGCCCTTTGTCCATGTATTTGTGGTTGTGTCGTAAATCTCTAGTTTGTTGTGGTCGTTATCATAATTTCCACCTATTACATAGATTCTATCCCCTATTACTCCTGAGGTTAATTTTTTCCTTGCTGTTGGCATGTTTGTGCCTGCTGCCCATGTGTTTGTAGTTGTGTCATAGATTTCTAGTTTGCTTAGATTATCACCATTATACCCACCTATAACGTAAATCTTATTCCCTACAGCACTTGAGGTTAGATCATCCCTTCCCGTCGGCATGTCTTTGCCTGATGTCCATGTATTTGTGGTTGTGTCGTAAATCTCTAGTTTGCTTAGACTGTTAAGACCATCATGCCCGCCTATGACATAGACTTTATCTCCTACTACGCTTGATGTTAGACCACTTCTCGCCGTTGGCATGTCTTTCCCCGTTGTCCATTCACCAGATTCAGAAAAAACATCTGTATACACAACATGTTCAATTTCATTTTGCTCATCCTGTATCCAAAACCCCGTTTTGTTTGTCGGCTCTGTAGGTTGTACATATATAGGGATATTGCCGTTATCAATGCTTCTAATTTTCGCTGCTAAGTCTTTAAATGGGTCTTCTTTTACCGCGGGCACTCCTTGGTCAGTAATGGCCTTAGCAACTTGTTCTTTCCCATTACTGACAGAGGTAAAAAGCTCGCTAATCGTAGTTTCAACATCTTTGTACTTATCTAACGTTTCTTTGATCCCGCCTTCAATCCGGTTAAAATCCTTCTCAGTCACTGTATCATCCAGTTTCCAATTTAATTTAGGTACATATGACAAGGGTTACACCTCCTCCACAAATAAGGTTTGTTTGATCACGGTATCTGAAGTAATCGGGATAAAGACCTCATTTTTACTAATCAACCCACCGTCCGTTGCTTTTACTTCAATGGTATGAATGTTTTCAACTGCTCCCTTGGGCACCATATACTCAAGATTAATTACGTGCTCATTAAGCGTCTTCTGAACGTTTTCAACTTCATATTCACCGTTCAGGACCACTTTTCCTATTCGATCCGCGGCATACCCTGCAACCTCATTTAAAAAAGCTGTAGCAATCATTTCACCAGTTCCTCCTTGCCTCTCTCTGCGAATGGAACCCGGCCAAGTTTCCATGAGCCAAGTTTTGTCTTACGGGTCAAGGTAGACTTGTAAATATGCTCCCCAATCCCTATGCCGTCCTGCAGGGAGGTTTCTTGGTTGTAGACTAGGTTAGCCGGCTTAATGGTATGGATGGTGTGTTCCACTTCCCGAAATACCGCAGCATCATTGATTTTAGTATTGACCTTTAAAATAAACTTCTGAGGGTCCACGCTGGCCGTCGCTCGGCCTTTACCAAGCAGAAAATCAAGTCTTTCCTGCAAATACCGGATGGTAAAAGGAGGCTTAGTCGAATACCGGTTAACGATACGCTTCCGCCGGAAGTCTAGACTTTCTTCCTGTGGATCTGCTTGTATACTGAGCTCATTTTCCCGGCGTTTAGTGGCCACTTCGTCTGAACGGAGGACAAATTGATTGTTTAATAGCCTCTCGATTTCAATTTGAAACAACCTAGCCTCTTCGTCCAGCGTCTTCATCATCTCTTGGAATTCCTTGATCTCTCGGTAGTAAGCCGGCAGCATATCGATGAGTTTAGACAATCTGAACACCTCCGAATACCGGTACTTCCTCGCTGCCAAGTTCCAGATTGCCGGCAGCTCCGTTCAGCTGTGTTCCCGCTATGTCTGCTACGCCGCTTACGGTTAGGATACGCGCCTCCAACTGGCTCACCCGGACAATAAGCTTGTCCTCAATTTCCCAGTCTTTCCGCAAAGCAAGCAAATACTCGGATACTACGCTGTCCAGTTCCTCCCGGATTTGGCCCACGGTAACTCCCCGGTTCAATACCAGAGTCGTACTCACCTCGATTGTAACGGGGTGAACCGGAGCAATGGTTACGGCATGTCCAATGGGGGCCCAGCCAATGCCCTTTCCGGTATTCTCCACCGGGTCAATCTCCGTCTGAATATCTTCCACCAGTTGGGCCGACGGAGGTGTATAGTCACTCGCGATAATGGTGCACTTGACCGTGCCGCCGCCCTTCCAAGCCGGAAAAACTTTTACTCCCCCTACACCACGAATGGACTTGAGCTTACGCTGATAATCGGGGATATTTCCGCCAAACGGCTTTTCATTGAGCTGGTCGAAATACCTTTTCCTTAGACTTTCATCATCCTCTTCATCTTCTCCGGGAATGATAATGTCAGTTAATTCTGCGCTTGCCAAACCCTCGATAAAATCAATCGGCAGCAGCTTACCAAAGTGCTTATTTCCTATCTCTCCAGGCAATTCCGACTCTAAGACGTATTCGCCTATAGCTAGTTTCTTTATCGCCTTATAGATCACCTTTTCGATGCTGAAACGGCTGCCTATTTGCACGTCTTTGGGCTGACTGTTTGTATCTTCAAAGACACCTTTCCTTTTTGCTTTTGTAGCCGGCTCCCGCGTAACCCCAAAGTCTGAGGTGTTCCATTCCAGATACTCACCAGAGGCTGTACTGGCTGAAGATAACTTCCAGTTTATATCCAAATCTGCGTAAGCTTCAGCTAATGAAAAAGCAATGGGAGCCAGTGCATCATAAATCACGCTTCCTTCCCGTTTGTCCACGTCACCCGAAACCCTATCCAGCATTCTCTTCATGATCGCTTCAAAGGTTTGTTCCTCATACAATCTCCTTCACCTCCTGTTCTTGGCTGAAGCTCCCAAATACGCTCGTTACAACGAAGGATACGGTCCCAGAATCACCAGACGAATCAAATCTAAAGTTTCCTACATCTTTTATTCGGTCATCCTGCATAAGCGCTTCTGAAATCCGTCTTTTAAGCTCAGACTGTACAAGCGCAGGAGCCTTGCCGATAAGCGTTTTAATGTCACTGCCGTATCTATCGCTGTATATGAGGTGTTCAAAACGGGATGTACACAGGATTTTCTTTATAGATTGCTTAACTGCTTCTAAACCATTTAGAGATCCAATTATTCGTTTTTGTTCAAAATCAATCTTGTATGTCTGGCTTGACTGTTGTTTGAACTCCAGTGCTTCATTAGGTGTTAGAGTTGAGCCGGTAGGAAGCATGGTTACACCACCTTCCCTAAAATTACATAACTGTGGCCGCCTTGAACACGAAGCAAAACAATCCTATCCCCTACAGATAGTACTCTTTCATTGTCCAGTACAATTAAAAAATCCTCTGTGAGGGTGAAACGCTGATCGACGTTCACCTCAAGAGGACTTGTTTTGTTTATTTCTCCAAATAGAATAGCAACGGGATTCGACGTATCGACAGCACCAAGAGCAGCCTGCTTAATAATGTTCAGCATTATATCACCTTCAAATCTAACGTCATCGTATGGTCTTCTCCCTCGAATTTGTGCGTGCACTCATCAATTAGGAAATACTGTTTAATCTCCAATTCCTTGATGACAATGGGGATAAAACATCCTGCACGGATTCGCAAGTCTCCAATGGCATCAATCCGGATTTTTCTTTGCTCCCGGTTGTGCAACTCAATGAGGTTATTCATGATTTCCTGTGCTTGAGCGCTGTTCAATTTTTCGTCTACCTTTCTGAAAAGCTGCAGCCTTCCCCACTTCGCTATATTGGCACTGTCTTGAGCGATATAGACATCTCTGCGTTTCGTTTCTTTATTATCCTGAACCACTTTCACCCGGTTGTATGTCTCACCATCAATGGACCGTTCATAATCAAAGTCCGTCATCAAACTTTTATCCCCTATTACGGCATCTACTTTCATGTCATTGATATTTTTTAAGGTGAGGCTCCCAAAATCATCAAAAAGGACATAGTTTCGGTGCGTGGCGATGAGGGTTGTATCTAAAGCTTTGCAAATGATGTCCATAAGCTTTTTGTCGTCCTCGGCCATGGGTGGGAGGACATATCCGGTATCTGCAAGTGTGCCCACAGAAAGCTGCAAATCCCCTGCAATACGCCGGATCACATCGGTAGCTGTCATACCCTTAAACACATAGGTGTCATTTGAATTTAAGTAGCGCGTCTGATCATAACAAGTGAGTGTAACCTGCTCATCTGCTCCGCTGCTGATCTTGAAAATGTAACCGTAGAATAGGTTTACATCGTTCATGCGGAACCGGATTACGTCCCCATTTTCGAATCCGAATATAGCATTCTGATATAGTCCCTTTTTGATACAAGATATATTTAATTCAGATGGCTTTCCGATCCGGGATGTCTTATAAGTGATCTCCGTTACGAGTTCAGAGATTTCCCAGATGATCCCGCGCTTCTTGCTGTTCATCAGGATTTCTTTAACACTCTTTTTCATGGCCTCACCTTAACCTTATGACGGATCCAACTTTTAATTTTTTCACCTGTTCGTCTGTTAAGTTGTTCATGTTTTGAAGTTCCTTCAGTGTAGTCCCATGCTTTTGGGCGATACGGAAGAGGGTTTCGCCGGGTACAACCTTATGTGTCGTTTTGGATTCTCGCTCATCCGGCCGCCCCGTGTCCACTTGTACCCCGTTACTGGTAATGATGGCCCGGTTAGCCTCATAAAAGATATATTCCTTGAGCGACAAAGAGAATTCGATATCACCTGGAGAACCTGCTACTTCCTTGTAAGTGAACTCTTCAATTGAAGTCGGAAGGTTAATATCAAAGGTTTCCCCAACATAGATAAACCGGATTGGGTGGATTTTGGTCAGCCACTTTTCTATATAGCCCACATAGTGGGAGGGTTCCAAGAGTACCGCGTCCTGCTCGATAAAAGGATAATTCATTGCTGGAAAGATGCTCTCAAACTTGATTTCACGAAGCCTTAACTCTTTAATGACATTTATTTCTCCTAGTCCCACCGCACTGTATGTCTTCCCGTTATTTCCCCCACTGATTTCAATATTCTCAGGATTTACGGGGAGCTTGAATCCCTCCTCCTGGTTGTTATAACTGAGCCAGATCCCCGTTCTCATCCATACACCCCCTGAGCAGTAGAGACAAATTCCTTCTCAAGTTTATCTGTAATCCGATCAATCATCTCATCAACCGTATAGCCTTCTCGGATATCTCCTGTCATGACATTAACTGTCGGAGTTAGCGTAACGAAATTCTGGATACTCTTCATCTCTGCCAGCTCCCGCATGACCTTCAAGTCCTCACTTGATATATCTACTTGATCTTCGATCTTCCCGACTTTGTCCACTTTCTTTAGCGACTTCGGCATTTTCACCTTTGGCTGTTTAGGAGCTTTGGGCATTTTCGGCTTCTTCTTTTTATCGTCACCGGAAATAGGGGCCATTTTCCCTGCCTTCGCATCCCATTTCTTGAGGATATCATCTGGATCATATCCGGGCATTTTGAAGCCATCTTTGAGTTTATTGGTAAAATCAAAACCTTTTCCATAACCCGTATCAAACGAATCTTTTAGGTTCCACTGTTCCATTTTATATTTTGAAAAATCCACAACATCTTTATCGCTTGTGGGCTTCGGAATGCTATCTATAACACCCTGCACCCTATCTGAAAGGGCATGGGGGTTCTCGGTATCAAGAAGCCCTACTGACTTAAATTCGGTGCCCAAAACCGCATTGACCCCTTGGGCAAACAAGTTAAAGGCTCTAAGTGCTATATTGATAGCCTCAAAGATCACCTTTGTAAATCCCCCGGCGAAATCTTCAGCACTCCGAATCATATTGACCATGTATTTGCCAAAGTCTACCGCCATATTGTAAAAATAGTTCTTCACTGCGTATACGGGATCAATAAAGACATTCACCAAAAACTCAGCGAACGATACGACCCTATTCCACATTAAGGCAAAACCATTATGAAAAAAGGCAAAAAAGGAGCCGAATAATCCAGCAACAAAACCTACTATTTCCTGCGCCGTAACCCCGAAAAGAATAAGAACCGCAATGATTAACCCTATAGCTAAGGCAATGCCGAATAATATTGGGTTAGTGAACAGAAATTTAAGCATAACCCCCAACACAACTTGCCCTAACTGTAGTAAAGAAGCAATGAGCGCCGGAACATATTGCAAAGCTAAAATAGCAAAAAAAGCTAGGATGGCCGGAGCATAGGGAGCGATCACATCAAACAGCCAAATGACATTATTGCCTATCCAGCCTATCGCAACCGCAATTCCATACAGCAAAGAGCCAAGGATGACAAAAAAGGTTTGAATCCCCTGACTCTGTATGATTTGATTAAATAAATTAATCAGCGGCATGAACGCTTGAACCGCCCATCTCCCGGCATCGGCAAACATGTTTTTTAAATTGTTTAAGAGCATTTTCCATTTATATGCCGGTCCATCCAGCATGCGGTTAAAGGCATCTTTCCCCATGCTTTCAAGTTCTAAAAGCTTTTGAAAGGATTGGATAAATCCGTCTATGTCGCCTTTTTTGGCTTTTTCAACTAGTCCCGTGCTTCTGATTTTTGCTTTCCCAATATTAAACCGTTCAGAAAGAGATACAATATCCCCCGATAAGGCTTCCTTTACAGAGAAAACCGCCCCAGCAAGCCCATTTCCGGCAGTATCAAAGGCGTTGAGCTGTTTGGCGATCATGTTTAATTCTTGAATCTGGCCACTGTTCTTTGTAGTAGAAAAGAAAGAGAGTGCGCCGGTTAACGCCTCCTTGACATCCACCCCAGCTTTAATCGCATTGCCTTTGAACTTTTCAAACATCGCTTTCCCGACTTCAGAATCCCCTGTTCTAGCCTTGAACATATCCTCCATCTTCTGCTGTTCCATGGCCCCGCCGATCGTGGCATTCCACACTTTTTTCGCAGCTTCAAGGCCTACATATGCCGCAGCAATGGATTTGATGCTTTTGGTGAGATTATGGGCTTTATTCGTGCCGTCCTGAAGCTGATGGTTGAATTTGGACTGCGCTGCCGTATTTCTACTGATCACCCCGCTGACATCTAAGGAAGCCTTCATGTTATGGGTACGATTGGCGGCGGCCTGCAATTTTTGTAATGCGGAGTCAGCGGATTTCGCACCTCAAGCAAAGTTTTGAAATGGGTTAGAAAAGGCATCAAAGATTTTGAGTGATGCTGCTACAGTTGCCATACTTCACCCCCCTAAGTAGAGAAAGGCACTCTATAAGAGCGCCTTACCCACTGTTATTCTTTCATTTTGTCTCGCAATTTCTTCTCTTCTTTCACGCGCATATCAATCATCTTGTAGATGGCGGCTTTTTCGAAGCGCGACATTTTGACTAACTCATGTGGCAAAATATGAAGTTCATGGAGGGCGTAGTAAGCATAATTCGTCTCACCATCGCCCTCTTCCATTAGTTTTTTATTTCTTCTTTTAGATCTTCGATGTCTTTATCAAAGCCGTTGATCTCCTGTACTTTTTCAATCAGATTCGCATACTCCCCAGGAAGCAGCATCCTGCGTAAGAGGTTTTCGGCCCCCAATGTTCCATAGGACTGCTGCAGTTCCACATTCTTTAAATCTGGGAAAACAACACTAGCTACCGCCAGTTTCGCCAAGTAAAGCTCATTATTGGTTTCTGTCGTATACATGCCATTTTTGGATTTTACTTTTCTTGTTGCAGACTTGCGGATCTCTTCATTCTCGGCTTCCGTCATGCTGCGGATTTCCCACGGTACAGGTTTTCCGTCCTTATCTTTAAACCGATCGGATACCACGACCTTCTCCGTAATGGCTTCGCCAGCCTCTTGGGCAAAAAATGCTTGTAATCCTCCACTCATTGTTTTTCAGTCTCCTTTTTTTAAAATTAGTATAGGGTTGGTTTTTTGAACGAATCGATAATATCTACATCGTCGAAGGTGAAGCTGACTTCTTCGTCTAAAGCATCACCCTCTATATCCAGTTTAGCTATGATCACTTCGTCTAAGTTGACGTTCTTTAAAATGACGGTTTGGGCTCCTATTTCAGATGCCGGGTCCTCATTGGTGATCATGATATCAAAGTAGGTATCTTTTCCCGTTTTGATATAATCCAGCATAAGCTGGCGGAATGTTGTGGTGACATAATAAAGGGTCATTTTCCCCTCGCCTGACCATCCATTCGCTTTGTGCTGGTCGCCACGTTTTCCCAGTGTACGAATTTCCTTTTTATTTTTTTTGGCGGTCACCTCAATGCTTTTTACGTAAAACATTTCTTCTGCTCTTCCCTTGATGGTTGCATAGGCTCGCCCTTCCTGTCCGGAAATGGCATCTGCTGCTTTCATCCAAGACATATCATTTCACCTCTACTTGCATATAGATTTTTTCGATGGCATCCACCGGCTGGATATACACGTCCACCGTCACACTGTCTGATTCCTTGCCGGGTTCTACGGTTACGTCTTTTTGGGCATCGAAGTTCTGCACTGCGTTCATACCTTGATACAACTCCAGCAGCCGAATGAGTTCTTGTTTAAATAGGTTTCTGCCATCCGCGTTGTTATCTACTTTGCCAATATACTGGGTTTCATATATTCGTTTGCTGTCATTAGCAATGCCATCCAGCGTACGAATGACCCGGTTCTTGGAAAAGTGTTTACGCTTTTTCTCTGTGTAGGAGACAAAACTATTAATGTCCTGCTCTACGATCACGCGATTATTGTTATAAACGAAGACAAATTCTCCGGCTGTTAGCGCCTCTTCAATCTGCTTATTTGTCAAACGTGGATTTGCATCCACCGCACCCTCATAAGACTGGTAGGTGAGGGATTCGTTCGCCCCTGCCGAAGCTGTGGCGGCTGCCGTCCACACCGTAGCTTGAGCCGAATCCAGTTTTATTCCATCCTCCAAAACGACACCGTTTTTAACGGTGATAACACCCTCGTAATCGGCTCTGTAGTTGGCAACTACTACTTGTACCTTTCTGCCTTCCTCTTCCCTCCAGCGCTTTATCTGAGCGAGAACAAGAGGGTTTAACTTATGGCTCTCCTGCCCTTCATAAGGGATGGAGATCGCATTGAATTCGTGGGCATCGATTGCCGTCAAGAAGTCTACATAATCTTGGTAGGAGGCATTTCCGTCTGCACCACCCGTCAGGGGGACTCCTGCTGTTTCTGTTAAGGCGGCATCGGGCGTTTTTGCTTCGAAATGAACCCAATCATTCGAAACCAAGTCCCCAGCAGTAGAAGCCACTTGCCTGTGTACTTCCTCATTGGCCACGAAGGTCCTCACCTTAAACTTTGTTGGGTCATCTATATTCGCCTCTATGCTGACTTTAATATCATTGCCACGGATACCGCTGTATTTAGCCTCCAATGTGATATCCCCAATGTTTCCCTGAGCCTTTACTCCATTAGCTAACCGGTATAGTTTTACTGTCTTAGCCCGTTTGAATGCTTCCCTAAGCAATAACATCTCTGGTGCCGTGATATCGTACCCCAGAAGCTCTTTTACATCGTCTCCAACATGAATGGTTAGGACCTCTTTTGACTGTCCCCAGCCTAGCGTAAGTGGAATTGCAACGGTGCCGCGTTCCCCAACTGCCGTCATAGACTTTCGTTCGGACGCTGTATTTATATATACTCCCGGTCTTACTTTGTTCTGGTTCTCCCAAGTTCCGCCTGCCATTTAACGAACCTCCCTCTCAAGTAGTTCCTTGATCATTTCCTTTGCTTGTTCGATTGTATAAGCCCTGTCCTCTTTTAAAACAATGGACAAAATATCTTTTTCTATTGTTTTAAATTGTTTGGATTCAAGGAATTGCTCCTTGCTGAAGACAGCCGGCTTTACGGCTTGTTTCATTTTATTCACGGATAATTCCCTCCTGCTCTAATCCTTGCAGCTTTGTGCCAGGCGCTTTTGGTTTGATGACATGGTAATCAAATGAAATGAAAAAATGTAAAACATCGTCCACAATCTCGCTTCTCATCCCGGTTCCCCGGACTGTGTGTTCCCCAACTTGTATATACTCCATGCCTTCATAGAGCGTCTCTGCTACCTCGTACGCCTCTTCATAGGATGAAGCAAAGTAATGGATATCCAAGAAGACACATCGCTTATAGCGGCGGTCTAACTCCCTATTCTGCGCTGTATCCAGTACCTTGACGAAGAAGCGAACATTCTCTAACCCTTGCCGGATCTTCTCATCGGAAACCTTCTCATCCGGGTATAGCGTCTTTAACTTCCGGATAACTCCATCTTTAACTTGATTCATCCTATCAGCCCTTCGAGGAATTTTGTGAACCTTTTTTCAAGGTACTTAGGCAGCTCCCTTTCGATCTCTTTCATGGAAATGGTCATCATAAATCGACCTTCCACCCATCCTTTCAGGTCTCTGGTCCGATGCCCGTACTCTACAAACGAGCCGTAATGGGTTTCATTAGATATTTCTACGACATACTCATTCCCCATCTTCTGTACACTTCCCACTTTCCAGTTTCGCCTTAGTTGTCCAGTCTTGCCTACAGGCGTGCGTTTTTTGATCTTTCTATCTGCCCGCATCGCCATTTCAATCAAAAAGTCCGAAATAAAGCGCCCAATCAGATCACTATTGGACGCTTTTTCAAGATTCTTAGTAAACTTCGTAAGCTCTGAAAAGTCTACATCTCCCCATTTGGCCATTAGGCATAACCCTTTCTTTGTAAGGATACTTCCTGGTGGGTTGGGTACACGAATGGCTCACCGGCAGTATACTCTCTGCTTAATGCACCGCGTTTTATTTCTACCACATCCCCTTGGTGGAGCTCTAATTCAGGTGAAATGAACAACTTGGTCTCATAGGCGATATTGTTCTGAGCATCTTTCTGATTATTTGCACCTAGGGCTTTTTGGGATATCCGGCAAGGTTGATTCTCATAAACCACCACTGGTGCAAGATTCGTACTTCCATTGGGCTTCGTTACTTCCCGGAAACCTCTAATCGTAGCCTGGTCTTCATACATTTTTTCAATTGTTTTACGATGCCTAGTATAGCTGGCCATGCTACCACCTCATTTTCCTGTACGGGTTTAAATCTACCCGGTAGTTGGTGACGATGGACTCCATTACTTTTTTTGATGCGTTCGTCACGCTGGAGCTATTCGCCGGACTGATGGAGGTGTCCCCAATCTTAATATTCTCGGCTGTCCCGTTCGTTTCTTCGATTCCCGGAAGTTTCGGCTGCTCAATTCGCAGTATATCGATCACCATGGAGGTCCACACCTCATGTAAAGCTGCGGGGATAACTTTAATATTGCAATAATGAAGAATGCGCTCCCCGATTTCCTTCACGTAGGACAGGACCAATGCGTCGAACTCATCAGGGAGGCCAAGGCGAAGCTTTACGATTGCTAGGATGTCATTCCCTGACATGCTCATCTTGTCCCTCCTCTAAACGAATGACCTTCTCATTTACAAGAGTGCTATAATCATCGTCTCGAACATCAGTTCGCTGTCCCGCATAATAGATGTTGCCTCGGTATTTCACATTTGTAACCCATTGCACCTTCACGTATTGTTCTTTTTGCGATTGCGCTTTTTTTGCCGTTAATTGCTTCTTATCTGCCTCTGTCTGATCCGGTTTTTTAGCCATCTTGTTCCCTCCTAGACCACTTTAGCAATAAAGATTTGGTCAATGGTTTCAAACGAAGGCAGGACAATCTCGGAAACAATGGTTTCAACGTTCACCGGATGTGGCTCCTTAATAGTGGTGATTGCTACGCCCGTATTGACAATGGACACATTTGCCACAGTGCTTCCGGTCATCAGGTCAGATTCTTCCGGCGTTGTGCCGTAGTACGTATTGCCTAATGTACCATCCGGAATTAGGGTAAAGTAGCCATCAGGGTAAAACAAGTGCATGCTTCCGTCTTGCAAAGCAAACTTTTTGTTATAGACGGATATTTTAACGCCCAGTTTCGTTTCCAGGTATTGTTTCATCATGGCGTCCGTCATGATAATATTTTGCCCGCCTAACGGATTCATGTCTTTACGAATGGCTACGTTTTGTAGGATGTAGTTCCATGTTTTGCGGGTACAAATGGCGTTTGTCGGACGCACTCCTGTATCATCCTCTACTGTGTCCTGCCACGTTTTAATATCCCCAACAATGTCGGCTTCCGGATGACTCCATTTGTCTGTGTCGGTCGTTAATGTGATTTTGTGGCCACTTGGCATTTTGTAGTCATATTTGTACGCTAGTCTATTGGCTTCAATTTCAATTTTTCCGGATGAAAGTAACTGCATAATCATCCGTTCGGGGACGACTTGAGCACCGTTAATGAGTGTTGTCACGTCATCGTAAATAGCATTAATGACAGGCATAATCAGTGCCTCATTTTGCGATGCGGCTAGTTTATTTAACTCCTGCCGATCTTTCTCGCCAATTCTCATGGCCTCGCGGAAAAACGGCATCTCCGTATCAATTTTGCTAAATCCGATGCGATCCCGCAGAGTTGCCTTAGTTGAGTCCGTATAATTGTGTAAAAAGCTAGGTTCCAAAAAATGAAAGGAGCCATATTCATAGCCCTCAGTTAGAATAATGTTGGGACACAAAATTCTAAATATACGAGGTGTTATGAAATGGCTCAATACCAGATTAACGTAGATTCGCAGCTTTTGCATCAACTATTTTTGGGAAATTCTCAGGATGCGGGTGTAGCCAAGCTGCTCGAGTCTGTACTGAACCAAGTCTTACAAGCACAGGTGAGTGAACAAGTGGAAGCAGATCGTTATGAACGAACAGAGAATCGAAAAGCGTACCGGAATGGATCGTATCCACATGGGCTGCATACGCGGGTGGGAACCATTACACTAAGTGTTCCGCGCATCCGTGGCGGGAAGTTCACGACAGAGCTCTTTAGTCGTTACCAGAGAAGTGAACAAGCGTTAATCTTAGCGATGATGGAAATGGTCGTAAACGGCGTCTCTACGCGTAAAGTCTCGCAAGTAACCGAAGAACTCTGCGGAACCGAGTTTTCTAAATCCACTGTTTCAGACCTTTGTAAGCGGCTGGATCCCATCGTAACTGCTTGGAATAATCGAAGCCTGGCAGACAGCCTCTTTCCGTTTGTTCTCGTAGATGCGATGTATCTCAAGGTCCGTGAAGACGGTCGTGTACGCTCACGAGGCATCATGATTGCCATTGGTGTAAACACCGAGGGCTATCGTGAAGTCCTTGGCCTGATGCTGGGTGACACAGAATCTGAAGCAAGCTGGAGTGAGTTTTTCAGCTCTCTAAAAGGACGTGGATTACGAGGTGTGGATCTCATTACCTCCGACGATCATGGCGGCCTTGTACGCGCGGTACGGCAGCAGCTGCAAGGGGTAACATGGCAGCGATGCCAGACTCACTTCACGCGAAATGTATTAGAAGCCTCACCCAAAGCCTTGAAGGATGAGATCCATGGCCGTCTACGGTCGATTCTAGATGCTCCTGATACTGGAACGGCAAGGTTTTTATTAAAACAGACCTTAGCGGCTTATGAAGATAAGGCGGGTAAGGCGATGGGCGTGCTGGAAAGCGGATTTGACGATGCTACCGCCGTCTTAATGCTGCCAGAGCGTTACCGAAAACGGCTGCGCACGACAAATAGCGTTGAGCGTCTCAACGAAGAGGTTAGACGCCGGGAACGTGTCATTCGCATCTTCCCAAACCGTGAATCCGTGATTCGTCTTATTGGTGCTCTATTGATGGAACAGGATGAAAAATGGGCAGCCGGCAAGAAATATCTCGACATGACCGAGTACATGGAATGGCGGAAGGATCGGCCAAAGTCCGATGCCAAAGTGACTCGCATTATGTAG